GTGTGTTTGCTTTGATGCTACGAGCCGATATGTTGCAACCAGCACCAGCTTTAATACAAGGAAGAGATGTAGATATTGAATATGTATCTCCATTGGCTATGGCACAAAAATCCAGCAGCCTGAACAATACCATGAAGGCATTGGAGATATTAATGCCATTGGCACAGGCACTGCCTGTAGGTGACCACATTGACCCAGATGGATTGGTGCGACACATTACTGATAGTCTGGGTGTACCAAAGATGACATTGAAATCTCAACGTGAAGTCGATGCTATGAGACAACAACGTCAGGAAATCCAACAAGCAATGCAAGAGCGTGAAGCATTATCACAAGATGTAGCCGATACCGCTCAAGCAGCACAAGCAGTTAGAATGGTGAGTAAATAATGGCAGAAGTACAATCAATCGATAACGAAGCCTATACACAAGAGCGAAGACAGCAAGAAATTGAACAGCTTAGAGATATGTATACTCAGACATTTACATCGCAAAGTGGTGCAAAAGTCTTTAATGATTTAGCTAATCGATGTCATGCAATGACAACGACCTATGTATCAGGAGATGCCAATGCATCTGCCTTTGAAGAAGGAAAACGTGCTGTTTTCTTACATATTAAAAACATGATAAATAAGGAGTAAAAATGGAAGAACAAGCAGTCGAACAGGTAGACCAGCCATCTACACCCACACTGGAAACACCAGCAGAGGTAGCACAAGGCGGTTCTGGTAACGATTTCTTAAACCAATTACCAGAAGAATTACGCTCACATCCAAGCCTATCACCCATCAAAGATGTGGGTAATCTTGCTAAATCCTATGTTAATGCACAACAACTCATTGGTGCAGATAAACTAGCAGCCCCCAAAAACCCATCTGAAGAACAACTTACGAAAATACATCAGTATTTAGGTGTACCAGAAACAGCCGATAAGTATGATGTTGTCGTAGATGGAAACGTAGTAACAGAAGAAATTGCTAGTAATTTTAAGAGCATAGCACATAAACTTAACCTAACACCTAATCAGGTAAATGGTGTGATGGAGTATTACAAATCAACGGTAAATACATCACAAGAAGAGATTAGCCGACAACAGGAAAGTCTCAAAGAAGAAACCATTACCAATCTGAAAAAAGAGTGGGGTCAAGCGTATGATGATAAACTGGCTAATGTAAAAGGATTGCTTGGTAAGTTTGGTGATTCCGATATCTATGAATTACAATTAGCAAGCGGTTTGAAGTTTGGTGATGACCCACGAGTTATCAAATACTTCTCGCAAATGGCAGATTTTGTAAATCAATCTACAAGTGAGGATACGATTGCGGATGCCACACAAACACGCAAACTTACACCCAACGAAGCGCAAGCAGAAATCGATGCGATTATGAACTCACCAGAATATACCGATAAAAAGAATTATGTCGCACGACAAAGAGCCATATCTCGTGTGAGTGAATTGATGGAAATGGTACATGGATAAAGAGTCATTTGTTTTAGCCAGAAACGAATTAATATGTAATCTCTTGCAAACCTGTGCAAATAGAGATATTTTAGATACGAACCAGCTAAAAGACAAAGCAGACGTGCTTTGGGGTTGGGTTGTTAAGGGTAGCGATACACATCGTCCTGAAGACAATCGGATAGACGATAGTTCTATGGCAACTAAAAAGCCTAGAGGTGTCCGTAAGGGTAGCACATCGACAACAGTATAAACGCAATTTGTGAAAGAAGGAGTATAGTATGTCTTCACAAGTCACAACCGCGTTCGTACAACAGTATTCTGCCAATGTGCAAATGCTGTCACAACAGATGGGCAGCCGTCTGCGTGATGCAGTTCGCATTGAGAATGTTGTCGGTAAGAACGCATTTATAGACCAGATTGGTAAGGCAACAGCGCAACTGCGTACATCTCGCCATGCTGATACACCACAAATAGATACACCTCATGCAAGACGTAGATTAAGTTTAGCATCGTATGAGTATGCTGATTTAATCGATGACCAAGATAAGGTGCGTATGTTAATCGACCCAACATCTTTCTATGCACAAGCCGCAGCAGCAGCTATGGGACGTGCAATGGATGATGTGATTATCGATGCAGCACTTGGTACAGCGTCTACAGGTGAAACAGGTTCTGGTTCAGCAACACTTGACGCAACAAACAATATGGTAGGTTCAGCATCATCTAACGATGGTTTGACCATTGCCAAATTGCTTGAAGCAAAACGTAAGCTGGACTTAAACGATGTTGACCCTTCAATACCACGTTATATTGCAGTAGGTCCAAAGCAGATTGAAGATTTATTGGGTACAACCCAAGTCACCAGTTCAGACTTCAATACAGTAAAGGCATTAGCTCAAGGGGATGTAAATTCCTTTTTAGGCTTTGAATTTATTATGACGAATCGTCTGGATATTGATTCAAACGATATTCGTTCTTGCTTTGCATGGGCTGAAGATGGCATTACACTTGGTATTGGTAAGGATGTATCTGCACGTATTGATGAGCGTAACGATAAAGGTTATGCGACTCAAGTTTACTATTGTATGGATATTGGAGCAGTTAGGATGGAAGAATCCAAAGTTGTTAAAATATTCTGTGATGAAACACCAGACTAAGATAGGGGATAAAAATGACTACTAAAAACTCAGACTTAGTTGCCAATTATCTTGCTCTTCCTTCGGTTGCTAATCCAGCAAGCGAGTTGGGGGGAAGGATACGAATTGCATCTGGAAATGTTGCTTTAGCAGATGGGGATAGCACAGATGATGATATTGTTTATCTAGCTCCAATCCCATCTCATGCAAATCTTATATCCGTTCGGATTGGAACAGATGCATTAGGTGGTTCTTGTACTTATAACGTAGGCTTATATAAGTTGGACAACACGGTTGTAGATGAAGATTGTTTAGCAACATCTGTTGCAGATGGCGCAGCAATCGCAGAACTTCGCTATGAAGTTTTGGATTTAAATACAACAGGTCAAAAATTATTTGAGCTTGGCGGTTTAACTACAGACCCAGGTGAGCCACTTTACGTAGCAGCAACTTTTAATGCTACCGGTGGAACAGCCGGAGACATGGCATTTATTATTGAATATGCCGTAGACTAAAACATTGGGGGCAGAGCAATCTGCCCCTTACATTTAAAGAGGTAGAATTATGTCTTCTGTTGTTGATATTTGTAATGAAGCTATGGATTTACTTGGGGCTGCTACCATTACTTCCCTTGATGAAAACTCCAAAGAAGCAAAACTCTGCAATCGAAGATTTACTACCGTAAGAGACCAAGTATTACGTTCTCACCCCTGGAACTCAGCCATACGCAGAGCAACCCTTGCCAAAGACTCCGCTACACCAGCATTTGGATTTACCAATCAGTTTTCACTTCCTACTGACCCATTTTGTTTGCGTGTATTATCGTTCTTTACTGATAGCATCAATCAAGACATAGCTGCTTATGAAACACAGGTTATGTTTAAGATTGAAGGCAGAAAAGTATTATCAGATGAAACAGCGTGTAAAATTATTTATGTTGCACGAGTCACCGATACCGAAGAATATGATAGTTTGCTTTCTAGCACGATTGCACACAAACTAGCATCGGAAGTTGCCTATGCCATAACAGGAAGCGCATCGCTATCCGGTCAGATATTTCAGTTATACCAAGCACGATTATCGGAAGCCAAAGCAATGGATGCAATGGAAGGCGTACCAGATAGATTAACATCAAGCGAGTTTATTGACGTAAGAGTATGATATGGCACGAGTATCAACGATTGTTACCAACTTCCAATCCGGTGAGCTAACACCCAGATTAGAAGGAAGAGTTGATTTACAAAAATATAATGCAGGGGTTCAAACCTTGCAAAACATGGTGGTCTTTCCTCAAGGTGGTATCACTCGAAGAACCGGAAGTTATTATGTTCATTCATCCAAAGATGGCGGTGAAGTACGTTTGGTAAACTTTGAGTTTGGTGCAGATACCGCATCGGAAGAGCCTGTATCCTA